CCAAGTTACAATTAATACTACAGATGGGGCTTTTGCTGTTAGTGGAGCAAACGCTATAAATTTAACTACTACTGGAGCTAATAAAATTGTCTTAACATCAGCGAATGATGTAGATATTGTACCCACTGGAGATTTAGATATTGATGCTAATAATATGACTGTAGATACTACAAGGTCATATACTGGCAATATTGGAAATACTTATAGTTTAACAGGTTCTAATAATATGACAATACAAGCAACTGGTACAGCTGCTAATACATTGTTAGTTCAAAATACAAATAATCATGCTTCTTCTTTTACGGGATTGCATCTTAAAACAGATTCTGGAGCAGCTTCTTCAAGTTATAATAGAATATTAATAGAATGTGATAACATAGCTGCTAAAGGAGCAGACTATGGAATTGATATAAGGAGTGAAAATAATATAAGAATAAGAGCAGAAAATGCTAATAATGGTAATGCTACAGGATTATTAATGAGAGCAACTGGCCCTATAGATATAGGAGTCGCTTCTTCTATTACTCCACATTCTTCTACTAATCGTGTAAAGGTTCATGGAATTTTTGAGACTAGCAATTTATGGAGAGATAGTAATGCTCCTATTATTATGGATAAGTCTACAATAGAAGCTGGTTCAGATTTAGGAGATGACACAAGTGGTGAATATACAAAATTTGAAGCAATAGATACTCAAAAGTTAATGAGAAATTTTACTTATGCTCATAAAACACTTAATGTAACTAACGGAACTACAGTTACTTTATTAGCAAGTGCTAGTTTAGAAAATACAGTTGGAACTACATATAGAATTATAGTAGGAGCTTATAATGGAGCTACTGAACTTATAAATTCAGAATATGCAATAAGATTAAATAGTGGAACATATCATTCAGCAACTATAGCAAGAGCAACAGATTTTACTTCAGGAGGAACTTTTTATGGAACTATAGCTGTAGTTACTGGAGTTGGAATAACTTGGAATAATAATACTGGGTCAACAGTTCATGTTTATGCAACAATTCAACGAATAGTAGAGTCAAGTGATTACCCATAATATCATATTGGAACAGAACAATTTGTTTATTAAATTAAATAGTAAAAGTATATAGTAGATATGGCGACAGCAGCACAAATAAAATCAGCAATTAGGTCTAAATCAACAGGGCAAAGACAAGTATCAGAGCAATTAGCAGGCGTTGAAAGTTTATTACAACAAGCTAATTTTTCATCTGAAATGGCAGATATAAAAAATAAACAAAGAGAAACAATGTTTTCTACAGCTGCTTCTGGATTAGAATTAGCATCTACATTTGAAGAAGGATTAAAACAAAAAGCAGAACTAGAATCTAATATAAAAGAATTTGAAGAATCATTACCTGAAGCAGTTCGTAAAGCAGGTGGTGTAACTACTATAGATAATCCTAATAGAGCAACATTAATGGATGTATTGAAAGGTAAAGAAGGTTCTTTAACTTCTTTATTGTATGATGAAAAAGAACAATATATGTTAGGTGAGAATGTATTAGGTAGTAAATATGATGTAGCTGCTATGGGAGAAAAAGCAAAAGCATTAAAACAAACAGATTTATTAGATAGGTTTACGCAAGGAGAACCTTTAGATAGTGAGTCTCCAACATTAAAATTAGAAGAAAGTCCTACTCTTGGTACAAGTTTTAAAAGTATATATGGTAAAGATACAGATATAGAATCATTAAAAGATAGTTTAGATAAACCACTTAAAGATGATACTACTAAAAAAGATATTAATGAAATAGTTGTTGATAGTAATATTGTACCATTTGATTCTGAATTAGAAGGAGAATCTTTTGATTATATCAATAAAAATAATTTAGCAAGTTTCTTGTCGCCAGAAGAATCAAATGTTAATTCTGAATTAAGTAATTTAAATGTTATAGGAGATAGTTATGACCCTAATAATGATAGATTAAATGAAAGTGATGTTCCTTCATATGCTTTTAATAAAGCTACTGAACCAGAAACAAATGTTTCTAAATCTGATTTAAAAGAATTTGGAACAGTTAATAAAAGATTTTCTACCCCAGAAAGAGCATTGGGAGAGATAGATAAAAAAATGAAAGAAATATCTAAATTAAGAGATGAATCTAGATTTAATGATAAAACATCTTATAAAAATTCTTTAAAACAAGCAGATAAACTTGAAAAAGAATTAAAGAAAAATATATCATCAGTATATAATTCTAAGACTGGAAAGTTTAGGTCTGAAGAATATAAACAAATGTTTGAAGAAGGAAGATATAAAAAAGGAGACTTTGGTGATTTTAAAGAAAAAGAAGGTTTTGCAAATATATTAAGACGAACAGAAATTCTTGGAATGCAAACACCTCTTCAATCTACTCAAGAAGTTGATTTAACAAACATTCAAAATTATATTAATCAGTTATTTCCAAAGAATTTAGCAAGTAGGTAATATTATGTTAGAAGCAATAATGGCAGGATTAAGTATATTAGATTCAGTAAGCGGAACTTCATCTGCTAGAAAACAAGGAAAAATACAATCAGATTATTTAAAAAAAGCAGGTCTTGAAATGACAAAAGCTCAAGATGCATTTAATCAAACTCTTAATCCTAGTTTGCAATCAGCAGTTTTAGAAGGTAGAAGAGCTTCAGATATAGTTTCTGAAAAAGGCCAACAAGATTTTATGCAATTAAAAAAACAACAAGATACAATAAGTGGAGCAACTGGATTTGCTAGTATGTCTATGGATAATGATATGGTAGGACAAGTTAGAAAGGCATACACTACTAAATTAGAAGACTTAGATATAGGATTAACAAAGAATTTATCTTCTATATTATCTGATTTTGAAAAAACAAAATTTGAAATGCAATCTCAAAAAGAACAATTAGATATGCAAAGAAAATTAGCAGACCAACAATCTCAATCAAAATACTTAGGTATATTCGGATAATATTATGTCTCAAGCATTACAATCATTAAACTCATTATTAAAGTATAAACAAGAACGAGAACGTCAAAAGATTGACAAGTCTTTATCTATGATGGATATGGCTACAAGATTAAGGCAACAACAATTAGAGAATGCTAGAAATAACGAAATGATGCAAATGAGAAAAAGAGAAGAAACTAGAGACTCTAAACTATTTAGTAAGCAATTAGAATCTGCTGAACTTAAATTAGAAAAAGAAAGAAGAGAATCTACTCCAGAATATATTGCATTAGCAAAAAGAAAACTAGAAGCCGAAGCTAAAAATGCAGAATTAATTGCTGAAACAAGATATAATACTATTAAAGAAACAGAATTAGATAATTTAAAAGCTGCTATAAGTGCAAAGAGTATAAGTAATAAACAAGATATTGTAGATGATTTTAAAAGAAATGTAGGAATGAATGCATTATTTAGGGCAACTAAAGACTACACAATTGATGGAGAGTTTGAAGGTAAGGATATACAAGAAGTAAAAGAAAATATAAGAAGACACTCTAAAGATAAAAAACAAGCAAAGTTTCTTGGTAAAATTGTAGAACAATATCCGGGCCTTATAACAGGAATAGCTTCTTATCAAATGTTGGTAAATAAAGGTGAAAGGTCTGAACAATCATTTCAACCATTATTTGAATCAATGAACAGATTATATGATGATTTAGATACTAAAAAAGATTTAGCAAAACAATTTGAAACTGAACTTAATGTTGCTGTTAATAACTTAGAAATAAATAATATTGCATTAATGAGAAATGAATCTTTTGACCAATCATTTGAATCTGGAGCATTAAATTCTCAAATATTAGATATTGTAAATAAAAATTTAAAAACTAAAGGTCAAGATAAAAATGCTTTACGAAATGAATTAATGATACAATCTTTATATAGAATAGGAATGATTCCTTCAGAGCAAGAATTAATTTCTATAAATGAACAATTAGCATCAGAAGGTAAACCGCCTATTACACTAGAAGATTACACAGATAAATTTGGTAATTAATAATATATGCCTACCCAAGAAGCAATAGAAGCTCTATTAAAACTTAGAAAAGAGCAACAACAAAATTCTACAGACCCATTTACTTTTACTTCAAATAGGTTAGGTCAAAGACCTGTTCGTAGTATAACTGGAGAAACTGAACAAGAAACTGAAGATAGAATTGAAAAAGATAAAGTATCTTTATTTCAAGCAGTAGGAGCGGGCCTTTATGAGTTTGGTGAGTCCGCATCATTTGGATTATTAGGATTTGCAGAAATAGGTGCAGAAAAAGCGTTAGGAGAAGAATTAGATTTTCAAGAATCTATAAGAAAATATCAAGAAGATAGTTCATTAGCAGCTATATTAGGTGGAGTAGGAACAGGAGCAGGTTATTTACTAGGAGCTCCTATGAAACTCACTGGTAAATTATTACAAAAACCTGCAACAGCAATAATTGCTAAAGCAACAAAGGGCCAAACAATTGGTAAAGCATCTGCTCAAATAAATAAAGCAGCTGTTAAAAGTGGTATAGAACAAAAAGTAGCAAACGAATTTAGTGATATTGTTGTTGGTTCTACTATATCTGCTACTGCTAAAAATAAACTCGCTAACGAAGCATTTCAAAGTAGCACATCTGGATTTATGGCAAATATAAATAAAGGTGTTGCTAGAAAATTATCTAATAAAACAATAACTAAACAACAAGCAGATGCGATTACAGAAATGGCTGAACAAGTTGCAACAAGGGGAATACCATTACAAAATATATCTCAATTTGCTAGAACAAAGTATGGTAATACTAGGTTTGGTAGGTTTGCTACAGAAGCATTGCATGATGCATTTGTATTTTCAGTTGCTGATGCAGTTATGGATGCCTCATTTCAATCACAACAGATGTTAAAAGGTGACCAAGAAGAATTTAATTTAGGTCAAGTTGGTTACTCAATGGCAACAGGATTGTTAGCAGGTACAGCCATTAACGCATCTACTTCTTTCTTTAAACCATTAGGTAAGATGTTAAAATCAAGAAAAGATTTTGGACAAGGATTAAGAGCATACTTAATGAGTAGAAGTATGTATAAAGATGCAAGTGTTGGAGAAGTTGTTAATAGCATGGTAGACGTTGCTAAAAACAATAAAAAGAATACATTTTCTACAAGTTTTAAATACACAGTAGATGGTAAAACAAAAACTAAAGATTTATTATTATCTGAAAATTTAAGTCATAAAGCAAATGTGAATAAAATTACTTCTGAATTAATAGATGAACTTGGTGAAAAAGAAGCTAAGACTAAATCATTAAATTGGTTAATGGCTCAGAAAAAAATATACGCTAAAGAAATGATGGGTGAAGCAACTAGAGAAGGATTACAAAATTATAGATTAATATTCCCTAGAATGCTAGTAGCTGGAGCAGCTATGGGTGGCACTCAAGCAATACAAGGATATGCAACAGGAAATGAATTAAGAACTGAAGATTATATATCTAGTATGTTAATAGGTGCTTGGACACAACGTAGGGGTAACTTTGCAAGAGATGTAGATTTAGGTAATAGAGTACAAGAATTAAGGTCTACATTAGAATTTATGGGTGTAAAAACAGAACATACTGCATTTGGTTCTACATTCTCTAAAAATAGTAATGTGTTTGGCGTTGGACTTGCAAGAGATAATCAAAGACTTGCTGATTATTTAAAAGAAGAAAGATTGGTTAGTGATGAAGACGAAAGTATTCAAGGAGAAAAACTAGCAGAAGATGAAAGAGTATTCTATGAAGAC